GACAGTCGTCCCCCACGTATTGGCTAAATCGCCCGTGGTAGGGAGCGCAAGGCCCAGAAGTGAAGTGAAATTAGTGACGGCCATTTATTGCTCCATTATCCGAATACGAGAGACATGCCGACAGCATAAGATTTTGGGGCACCGGCAGATGTCTGCGTTGAACTATCGCCAAACGTAACCCCGCTAGAAACAGTAATGCTAGTCACACTAGGCGTTAGTGTCCATGTGTACGCGGAACCGTTCCAGCTAAACAACTGATTCGACGCGGAAGGCGCTGCGGCAAAAGTGGTTGCCCCCGCTGACGAGTTATAAACAATCTGATTTGCAGCACCCCCCGCCACGTTAGTAGCGGTGGTTGCCGTCGTGGCGTTGCCACTTAACGCGGCTGTAATTGTTCCTGCGGAGAAATCCCCAGATCCATCCCGCGCTACAACCTTACTCGCGGTATTTGCGGAAGTTGCATCTACCGCCGCTGTGACGGGCGAAGAACCATCGAAAGTTCCGCCCGTAAGGTATGTACCCAGTGTTAGCGCATTTGCAACGGACCCAGCCGCACCAGAAATAGCCCCAGAGACTTGGGAGCCGTTGATTGCAATCGTGGTGTTTGTAACGCCAGTTACTTGACCTTGAGCGTTAGTAGTCAGAACAGGAACAGCAGACGCGGAACCGTAAGTCCCAGCAGTGCCCGTGTTTGTAATACTGAACTGCGTACCAGTAAGGGTTAATCCTGTACCAGCGGAGTAAACCTGTGCAGAACTGATCTGTGTAAAGGTGATTGCGGTGGTACCAAACGTAATAGTGCCAACCGTATTGCAGACATAAGTCTCGCCTGCGCCGGTATCGCCAGACTGAACGAAGAACGCGTCGCCCTCCCCGAGAGCATTTGTGTCTTTCAAACCGTAGCTGTCGGCGTCGGTGGCGCGGGTAAGTACCCAATTAGTTGAGCCACTACCTACGTCAGTGACGGTGTAAATGCCGTTCTCGTAGGCATTTGTTTGGTTGTAAATCAACACCCGGTCGTTGACGTTGGTCGCCACGCCGTCAATCACCAAGGCGACCTGTGTACCTGCGTTGGTCAGCGTAGCGCCTACCCCAGCAGTGCCGTTGTTGTAGGTAGCGTTCAGATTCCCTACTGTACTGGGCGACTCTAATAGAACCGGAGCGTGATAAGTGATTCCAGAGGAAACCAGCGTGTCAACATAGGTCTTGTTGGCGATGTCCGTGCCGGAAGCTGGTGTAGTAGACACCGTGCCGTTAGTCAGGTTTGCCGTGGTTGCAGTCAGCGTACCGAATGTGGACTGAACAGGATATGACCCGGCAGAGTCTAGGTAGACCGCTCGCTCAGATGGGTACGCAACAAAGACATCCTTGGATCCAGCGGAGAAGGACACCAAAGAGCCAGAGTTGCTGGAAGACAGAACCGTGTTGCGGGACAGCGTAGTACCAGACGCCGTGTACGTACCAATACCTACTTCCCAGTCACCGGAAGTAGCGTCCGTAATTACGTAGTAAGTCGTGTTCCCGTCACCAATTACCGAGAATGCCTGGTAGCCAGAGGAAGCCCCATCAAGCGTTAACGTACCGGTACCGGTTGTTGCAGTAGATTCTTTTACGCGGTCTTTTACAACTAACGCCATGATTTTTCCTTACGATGGGAGAGTGCTCCAACCCGGCGATTGGCTATCATCCACCACCACCCAATCGGGATTCTGATCTGGGGTAATCGGGCCCCAAACTAGGACGTTTTTAACAACCGCGTACGCCTGTACCCCCGTCAAAACGATATTAATAGTCTCTACCGCTGACGCAGCATCTAACGCGTTTGCCCCTTCTGCAAGAGCAACATTTAACGTAACTACTACGGAAGGAGCATCAGACCCTGCTACGCTTTCAGACACCGCCGAGGAAAGGCCTCGGGTGGCGGTTACTAAATCGGCACCCTGCAAACTTTCAGTTAAGATGCCCCCGCGAACGCTTTCAGCAAGCAGCAAGTCATCCGTTACGACCGATTCCGAAACGGAGACTAAAAACGTATTACCGCCTAATGCGGCATACGGTGCCTGCGAAAAAGCAACGCCGCCAAACACTGTGGCTCCTTACGCCGCATCAAGCGAGAACTGATACGTAACACTCAGCGTATCCCCGCTGTCTACCACCTTGTCTCCGCCCGTAAAATCACCAGCAGAGAACAACACGCCAGAAGTTCCAGAAGTCACAGAACACAGAAACGCGCCAGCAATCGTTTGGGCATTCGCATTCATCGTAAATACAGAAGGCGCTGCGGAGTTATCAATCACCGACGGATCAGCCGTAGAAGCTGTGCCGAATGTAACGGCCTTGCGGGTCCCAATGTAGTTGGTGTTCTCTGTCCAACCAGCATGAGTCGCCAGCGTATCGGAAGCATTAAACGTAGTGCCCGATCCGGGACCGTTAACTAACCCAAGATACCAAGCAGCGGTGTATCCCACACTACTAAAGTACTTGGAGTTCATGTCCTGCAACCCCTGATTGACCACGAGGTTGTGGAACGAGTCAGTCCACTTCAGATTACCGCTGGAATCGCGGCACTCAACCGTAAACACCCCGCCTGCCGCTACTTGCTCTGTACCACCTCGATTGGCGTTAAGAGTAGCGGAGAACGTGCCATCTGCTTTGCCAGCTTCGTTGCTCATGGAAGCTCCTTACAAAATCCGAATGATTGCGCTGGTTGCATCCGGCGTAGGGAAAATGATCGTAAACGTGCCATTAGTGGCCGTTTTCGCCCCACCAAAATCCAGAATACATACAGAAGGATCACCTGCGGCAGAATCGTTATAGATCATCGCGCCGTAGGCCGTGATTGTTGCACTTGTGAACGACAAATCCGCAAAGTCGGTAAGGGCCGTCGTTCCGGAACTTGTAGGGGTCACATTGGTTAATGTGCCTCCCCCCGCTGTGTAAGTCCCAGACGCCGCAACCTCTCCGGACGTTGTGTACGCCGTTGTTGAGGCATTGAATGAAGGGGTATTGTCATACAGGGCCAGCTTAAACGTATCCCCTGTCCCCGTCGTGAAGTTGTGCACCGCCTTCATCAGCTCCACTTTGAAGCTGGTGCACATAAAGTTGCCATTGAATGCCATGATTATTCCCCTAGCAGGTGCACTAAGTCTGGATACCCAGACTCCCGGAGGCGATTTGCCACCGTCAGTCGATCTTGTTGCACCGCTTCCTGCAGATAGAACAGCACTACTGCCCTGACATTGTCCTTAAACGCTCGCGCCTGTTCCCTAACGGCAGGGTGAGATTGATCACCAACATAAATGATCTTGTCTGCGGCACGCATGGCAAGTTCCTCCACAGACCATCCACGATTGTTAGTCGTTTCAACCTGAACAACTCCGACCACTGCTGGGGATTGAACAGACATCATGGCCCAGGTGACTCCGATTTAAGAGGAATGCGCAACATGCCATCACGATACTCATCGCGACGGCGGCGGCCCTGCTGCTCAACACCAAGACCCTGGATGGCCTCTTTGTAAGACTGACGGAAGTACTGAAGCATCTCCAACGGGCCTTTAGTGTAGCTGTACGCCTGAACAAGACACGCGTACAAGAGCGCCTCTGGCGCGTTTGTGCTTATCCACGTTGTAGGAACGGCCGGAGACAGTTGATCTGGCCGATAGATGTAGCCTAGTTCAACCACATAGTTTTGCACGGGCGTGGGAGCGACATAAAATGTGTTCTGGTCCCACACCGAATAGTACTTTGGAACACCTGTCGAGGACCCGTCTGCCCAATACTCTTTCATGAACGACGTGTCTCGGAAGTCAAGGAAGACCTGGTCCCCATCCACTGTGATCATCATGTAGCGATGGGTAAGAATCCCTGATGGAGCAGTCAGAAACTTATTGCCAGAGGTCATGCTTCCAGCAACCTCTAGTTTAAAAACATCCAAATCAATTTCGCGAAGAATCTGGTTCTCCGCCATCGTGATAAACGTATTAATCACCGAGTTGGAGAACACATTGGCATCCACCTCGGTGTAGTTACGGATGTTGGTGACAAGCTCATCGTAGGTCATGACGTACTCACTGTGACAGACCCAACCGACCCTTTGGCCATGATGGGCTGACCTTCGACATACGGCCGCATATCATTCGTGCCCCGAGCGCTTCCGTAACTCTGGAAGGCCGTAAACCCTGGCGCACCAACGAACACCGACACCGGCTCAATACGGTCTGGACGCGGATCACGCAGGGCAATCGCATCGCCGCGATAACGCAACGGATCAAGCTGCGGCTCTTTGGGCTCATAGTCGTCCGGGCAGACCATGTACCCCTGCCACTGCTTACGCAGGACATTGTAGGGATACCGCTGGCCGCAAAAGTCGCACAAGGCATAAGAGAACTTCCCCGTTGCGAAGGCCATGCTACACCCCCATCTCCGGCACGAACTGCACGCTGGCAGTATCGCGGTCCTCTAGCGCCGCCCGCTGGAAGTCCTCTTCGTAGATAGCCTTGAGCGCGGCGGCACGCTCTGGCGCAAACTTCAGGGACAGATAATAGGCCAGACCAGAAGCAAGACACGGCAGGAACCGGAAGTTCACGTCCGCTGTGTTGGTATACGCGCCCGCATCCTCAATCCGCCGGATGCGGTAGTACACAAAGGTGTAGTTCTGGTCGGCCGCCGGGTAAAAGAACACTTTCGGGGTGTTCGTGCGCTGGACGTAGAACTGAGCAGGACGCGCTTGGGACGTCTTATTAGGCACGTTCAACCAGTCTTCCCGGCTGATTCGTTCAATGTAGACGTCCGTATTGGTGCCCTGACTGTTTTGGCGAATGATCGCCTCAAGCACATTGACTGTATCGCTAGGCAGCGTAATTTCGTTAACCCCTTGGGTCAACGCATACGTTGCCTGCTCAATAGTCCACAGGTTTAACCCGCGATTGGCCCAGTCAAGGAACAGCAAATTGAGCGAACGGCGTGCCGAGTTAAGCTGATAGCCACTCGTTGCACGAATACCGCACCGCTCAAAAGCTTCCTCGACTAGGTCATCAATCTCCAGGTCAAAGGTCGTGGTGCCGGAGGTGGTCATTTAGTCGCACATCCCGCCCTTGCGATAGCCCTTGACTTTTCCGCCCATGGCCATGCGCTTGTGCTGATTGACAGCACCACCTTTTTTCATCATCACCGGGCCCGTCTTGGTGCTTGTCGCAGAGACCACGTGATTCTTCGGACCGCTCATGACAGCGCCGCCACCACGAGTCGCACAACCCATTCCTTTGCCAGCCATGATTAGGCTCCCTTCTTCATTGCACGGCCCTTAGCGTCGGCCGTTTTACGCTTTACCGCACGGCCAACTTTGTCGGCCATGGCGGAATTCTTCATCATCGTGCCGTCGGGCATCTTGTGCATGCCGCCCTTCTTCATCGCTTTTTTGGTTGCCATGTTAGCTATCCTTTATCTAGCATTTCCACCGTTTCCGGGCCTGGCGCAACCGACTGTTCGGGTCCTTTGCTGCCGCAGGAAACTGTTTCATTTGCCCTTCAGAGCGGGCGCAATACGAAGCGCGACGCTTTGCCCGTGCCGGAGAAGGCGACTTCTCTGTCACGGCCGTCTGCAACTTGCTTCCGGGGTTAGCACGACGATAGGCCT